GCACTTTTGACGAACCAACTCTTACGTTTATGATGCCGTTGTAGTATTCATCAGAGAGAAGAACCTCTCTATCAAACTGTTCCTTTGCTTCTAGGTAACTCAACATACCTCTACTCTGACAGTAGTGTAAAATCTCTCGTGTGAAGTTTTCCTCACCAAGTCTTTGTACATCATCAAGCAGATGATCTGACGATCCCCAATAGGTTCGCCAGTCACTTTCTTTAGTTGAGCGTCTTTTGTTTTTCTTACCTTTGAGAGGCGGTTTAGTAACCTTGAATCTTGCTAACTTCTTACCAACATACTTTCGTTCATTGGTGAGGTTAGTGATAAGATAGACGAACCCCTCACAATCAGCGGGAAGTTCGTCTACTAGTTTTCCATTGTGTGTCCACATTACCATTCATCTTCATCATAGTCCTCAATCTCATCCTCGTTCTCACTATTTAGTTCGTTAGAACAGAATGGGCAGTACTTGACAGAATAGTAATGTTCTTCCATGTTGTGCTGTATTCTGAAAACAGCGTCACACTCCTCACACAGTATTTCTTTTTTGCTCATTGGGCTCCCTATGCTGCTTCATAGACATCATCCCACTTTCCACTCAAACCAGCAACCTCATATTCGGTTACACGATTCTCAAAGAAGTTTGTATGGTCTGCGCCATTCAGCACCCACTCCAACCAAGGCAGTGGATTATCTTTAACCTTGTAGTTACCCTTTAGTCCTAGTTGTAAAAGGCGTCTATCAGTTATATATCTAATATATTGTTTGACTTCTTTACTATCTAGTCCTTCAATATCTCCAAGGTTATAAGCGAGATCAACGAATGCATCTTCCAGTTTCACTGATTGTCTTGCCATCTCATAGATTGCAGATTTGAATTCATCATCAACAATACGAGGATGTTCGGCACAGTATGCCTTGAAGAGTTTTGCAATACCTTCAACGTGAATTGATTCATCACGAATACTCCACTCAACAACTTTACCCATACCCTTCATCTTACCGTAACGCTGGAAGTTTAGAAGCATCACGAATGATGCAAACAGAGCGATACCTTCATTCATCACTGACTTTGCCATTGCAAAACCAAGTCCACGAACTGTGTTTGGATCACTGTCCATCATAAACTCAATCTTGTCTGCCATCTCTGAATATTCTAGAAAGGCGTGATACTCGGCATCAGATAACCCAAGTGTCTCATTAAGTAGTGCATATGCACGTTGGTGGATTGCTTCTCTATTTGCAAACGAACCGAGCATATTGCGTACTTCGTTGTTCTTGAATTTAGGAATAAGTTGGTCATAATAGTTCTGTCCTACTGCAACATCTGACTGTGTAAACAGTCTTAGAATGTTGGTGATATATTCTTTTTCAATCTCACTGACTTTACCAGACTTCCAATCGGCAACGTCCTCTGACAAATCCAATTCATCTTCAATCCAATGCACCTTCTCGTGTCTTGTTGTAATTTCAACTGCCCAAGGATAGTGAAATGGTTTGTATGTTTCTGAGAACACCATCAGTCCACCACCTTTTTTCTTTACGAACTGGTCTGAGATTGCATTGAACTGATCCCAACTTCCAATCAACTCTCCGTCAATGAAAATCTGTGGAACAGATTTAGCGTTAGGAACTCTCTGATAGAAAGCAAGTCTTTCCTCTTCGTTGTCCATTCTAATTTCTGTGTATTCATACCCATGTGAATCAAACCAATGTTTTGCCTTTTCACAAAATGGGCAATGTGACTTACTGTAAATTTCTACCTTCATTCTTGCATCATTCCTTTCTGAAAATCTTTTTTATTCATACCGTAGTTTCTTTGCATATGACAATTGTGTGTTGGTTTTGTTTTCATCTGTTGAACCCAATCCAACTCTTGAATTAGTCTGTTGTACCAATTCTTATCATGCTCGTCATGTGCCTTTTCCATATCGTCTTTTAGTTGTGTGATCCTTGTTTCGATATACTGCTCTCTTGGATCAATGAGAGCGTTTTCAATCATCTTTTGTAATCTTCTCATTTCTTTTTCCTATACTGCAAAACTTTCGCCACACCCACAAGAGGCAGTGGCATTTGGATTTGATACTTTTAGGTATGAACCACCTAGTTCTGTAACATAATCTACTGTGCAACCCATTACAAACATCTCTGCAATAGGATCGATTACCAAGTTTTCAACTGTGGGGGATTCTTCTGTAACATCCCAAACATATTGGAATCCAGAACAACCGCCACCCTTGACTGACAAGTAGACATTTGGTTTACCCACTTGTCGCAAATAATCTTTTGCACTGTCTGTTAATTCAACTACCCCTGACAAGCGACACATTCTTCCTGAGACATTGATTGGGTCTCAAAGTCTTTCAATGCATCACGAGCAACCTTCTGTGATACATTTTCTGCTCGTTGTGAAGTTTCGGTTCTGAGATAATACAATCCCTTCGTGCCGAGTTTCCACGCAGCAAAGTGTGCTTTATGTAAGTCTTTCTTGTCTGCACCAGCAGGGAAAAACAGATTTAGTGATTGTCCTTGACAGAGATATTCTTGTCTGTCGGCGCCTTGTTCCACCAGAACAAGTTGATCCAACTCAATCGCTGTTTTGAAAACATCTTTGACTTTCTGCGATAAGAAGTCGAGGTGTTGGACAGATCCGCCATTTGTGATAATACTTGACCAAACATCTTGTGTATTTTGTTTCACCTTCTTTAGTTCTTGTTCTAGGTATTTATTCTTTACCAAATGTGAACCAGCACGAGTTCTGTGTGTATATGCATTTGCCTTTGCTGGTTCTATAGATGGTGATGTACCACAAATAATAGAAGAGTTTGCATTCGGAGCGATTGCAAGTAGGTGTGCATTACGTCTACCTGTACCTTGCATATCGGGTGCTTCTCCTCTTTCAAACCCCAGCATATTAGATTCTTTGACTGCTTCTTGTTTGATATATTTGAACACTCTGTGGTTCAGTTCTCGTGCTTCCCACGAATCAAAAGGAATTCTTTTCTGATGCAAAAGAGAATGCCAACCCATTGCACCCAAACCAAGTGAGCGTTCCTGTGTCGCAGAATATCTTGCACGAGCAATCTCATCACCAGCATTGTCAATAAAGAACTGAAGTACATTGTCCAAGAATCGAACAAGATCACGAATCATTTGCGTTTCATTCCACGCATCATACTTTTCCAGATTGACTGAAGAAAGACAGCATACAGCAGTCCTATCGTCTGAAGTTGGAAGATGAATTTCGTTACATAGGTTTGAACCATGAATCTTTAATCCTTTCGATTTCATTGTGTGCGGTAATGCACGATTAGCAGTGTCGATAAAGTTCAAGTATGGTTCACCTGTACGATATCTCACTTCTAGTATTTGTTGCCACAACGTCCTTGCAGGCATAGATTCACGAACATCGTGGTCGTTAGGATCACGCAAATCCCACATCTCACCTCGTTCTACAGCACGCATGAATGCATCTGTAATATTAATCGCATGGTGCAAGTTAAGGTTCTTACGGTTCACATCACCAGTGGGTACTCTCATGTTCAAGAACTCAATGATGTCTGGATGTGATACATCCATATATGCGGCGTAAGAACCTTTCCTTGTCTTACCCTGACGATACGCTGTCATGTCTGCATCTACTGTGTGTAGAAACGGCATCGGGCCTGGCGCCTTGTCTGAGATGGCACGGATGTCACTCCAATGACCCCCAACTCCACCGCCTTTGACTGACAACCAACGTAACTCTGCTGAATGGTCGATTAGACCTTCTAATGAATCTGGTACATAAGTTAGAAAGCACGAAATAGGAAGTGCTTTCGCTTTCTCGCCTGGGCGAGGTGCATTTGATAATACAGGTGATGCAAACATGAACCACCCCTTTGAAACATAGTCATAGATTCTTTGTGCAAGTTCCATATCTCCACCAGAGTATGCAACTGCGGCACGAGCGTATGCCTGTTGTGGTGAATCTTCATCTTTGTTACAATAATAATCCTTGAGTAGTTTGTATGCTTGTTCTGATAAATCTTTATCTCTGGTTCTGTCAATTGTAATGCCGAGGTGGTCAAGACCAGTTTCCTCAGCACTTGGAAATGTTACTACATTCTCAAGGGCCATTTTTGTATCTCCTAATGTTTCTATGTCCGTTTCCATGAATTGAAAACGGTTTGTGCTTGTAATCCTTTGTGGGTGTTACTATGTATAATACCCATAATCTCTGCCGAGGTGATTCCCGAAAGAATCATGTCATTAATATCTTTTTCTTTGATACCTTTAGGCCAGATGACAACTGAATAATCCTCATGGATAAACTTGTCTATCTGTCGGCAGACTTCTTTGTTTCTTGGTTCGTTGTCTGGAACAAGAACCGCTTTGTCTTTGTACTGAGGAAGTCGCAAATCACTTTGAGCAACCGCAACAGAGTTCTGAATAAAAAGACTATCAATGGGGCCTTCCACAACGTAAAATACGTTAGCAGTGTCCACCCTATCCATCCCAAAAATCTTCGGATGTTCTTTGTCCAATACGATTGTAATGTACTTCTGATTTTCTTTACCAAACGCCCGTCCTTGATAAGCAAATATTTCACCATCCCGATTTCGGAATGGTATAATCATTCTTGGATGATCGCCCTCTAATGATGGGAATTTGTTTTCAATAAATGTATTACTGAATTCAAAAAATTTAGGACAGAAATATATATCGTTCCAAGCATCTCTAGGAAGGTTTCTTTGCAACAAAAATTTGACGGCAGGATGATTCTCATCCAACTCGGCAAAAGATTGAAGTCCTAGTGACTTCTTGAACACAGGTTTCTTG